TGTTCTGGTAATTCACTTTGCTCATCCATTAAGTTTGCATTATTAGTAGTATCAGTAACTGTACCATCTAATGCTATCTGCCTACCAAAGTGGTCAGCTTTTTTGTGATAAAATAATGTTACAGTTAAAGCAGATGATAAACTTGCAAACCTATTTACTTCGCTTGCTAACGGGTCATATAAAGCTAATCCTATAGAATCTCTTTCAATCCACCAAACATTTTCTTTTGTTGATTTATTATATACTCTTGAATAATTATTTGACATTAGTCTATATCCCTATACTTTGGTCTACCTGATAAGCGTTTAATAGTTTTATGATTACCATCTTCGTCTTGTAGGTCTACCGATTTAATTTCTAATATACCATCTTTTAATCCATAATATCTTTGTCCAGCTACTGTAGTAAATTGCGTAGCTTCATCTAACAATAATGTTCTTTGGCAAAATTCATCAGATGCTTGATTTAACATTTCAACAATCTCAACATTACCAAGTTCTGGATGATGTTTTTTTACCATATCTATCATACGTTGTAATTTCATTTTATGCTCCGCTCACATAAGGTTCTAAAAATGCAGCTAACGATTGACTTACCTTTACATACTGTGATTCATACCACTGGTATTGTGATTGGTCTCCAGTTAATTCCATTTGATAATTTTGTAAATAGCTATTTATTTTTGATAAATATGCAGATGCTAGCTCAACATCTTCATCTTGTATATAATCACCAACAATATTAAACCATTTAGTAATATCTACTCTATCAGCTTCTGTATCAACGCTAGCAGTACCTGCAATAGTAGTTAGATTTGTATCTGTTGGTTTTCCTATAGCATTCATTTTAGTTAACAATACCATGCTTGCAGCATATAAAGTAACTCCAGAATATAGTTCTGGTAATAATCCTGACAAAGCAGTGTATTCATTATTTAAAGTAAATGTAGTATCTGGTGTTACACTTCCTACTTTACCGAGTTGTGCATCCTCAGGAGCAGGTACAATAGTTAATACATTATTTTTAATATAGTAAACAGGGCTAGTTAAAGTTGCTCTGTGTAAACTATCTGGGTCGTTATATGCTCCCGCCATAGAAGGTTCACCCTCAATACAAGGTCTATCAATAGCACCGTCATTTCTAAGAACGTAATCTAATGACATTACATTTGTTAATGCTAGTGTTGGTGCTGCAGTATTTAAGTCTGTATTAGCTGACAATCTTTCTCCCATTTCAGGGTTAGTCAACACTATAGAATAAATATATCTTACACCATCTTTTGCAAACTGCAATGCTTGTGCAGTAATATCTGGAGCATCTATGTCACCAGTGTATGCTTCTATTTCTGTTTTAATACTCATTTACTTTCCTATTTAACTATTTTTTTGTATGCGTCTTTGTACAATTTAACATTTGTTTGACTTTGCATTTCCATTGTTTTTGTCATAGGGTCTCTCATCAAATTATTTGTACTTGCTTGCTGTTGACCGTAAGACTTGCTTACTTCTGAAGGTTTCGTAGTTCTAGTAGTAGCTCCTGGTCCTCGACCGCCTTGTTTATATTTTGATGGAACAAATTTACTTTCTTTTTTCATGCCTCTTAAAACATTTAACACTTTCTTTGTTGCTTTTTTACCCATAGGTGTTTTAGATAACATCTTTGCACCTCTTAATAATACTGCTGGATTTGCCATTATATTCTCCTTTTTAGTTTAAAATTCTTTGGGGGAGTATATTGCAACTCCCCCGTATTCAACTATTAGCTAAATTTCAAGATAGCGTGTGTTTCAGGGAGTTGAATTTCAAGACCTGCTTCTGTAAGAATCATGTCTCTTCTGCCGTCAACATCGTTGTTTTGAATGTTAGTAATAATTTGAGTATCTCTAGACTCACCATTACCAGCTAGTGGTCTGTAAGCTACGTTGTTTAAGTCAACAACGATAGCGTGGTTTGCCCAAGGACCTCTTAATAGTGGTTCCATAACAAAGTTAAGAGTACCATATAGGGTATCTACTTGTGTTACGTTAACACCATTAAACAGTGATTGTCCTTTATCTATAGATACACCATAGTTTGATGAAGTTGGTACGCCATCTGCTGCCGCTCCTACTCCTGCACTCATAGTATTTCCTAGGAAAGAACTACCACCTAATTTGTTAAGCCAGTTCATGATTGAACGTGAAGCAAGTACCATTTTACTGCCACCTGCACCAGATTCTGCATCAAAAATATCTGACATAGCATCTACGAAGTCATCATATCCTGATGAAGCATAAGTAAATGTTTTTACTCTACCGTAAATTTCGGTGTATGGTAAGATACCCCAAGTTTTACGTGCAGCGTCTGTTGAACTTTCATCAGTTACACCATAACCGAATAGTAAAGCATTCTCAATGTCCATCTTATGTTCCATAAGTTTTTCTTGATATACTCTCATGTATTCGTTAGCGTCACCTCTGTAGCGTGTAGCTAAAGAAGTACCAGAAAATAGAGGTACAACAGTTTTGAAGATTTGAGCATATCCTTCTCTTGAGAAGAATTCATCTCTCCAACCACCTACTGGTGCTGTATCGCCTTCTAAGTATGCTGAACCAATTACTTGTCCATCTGCATTATCTGCAAATACTAAAGTATCAGAATTTGCATAAGTTGATATTTCACCATTTTCTACACCTGTTTTTACAGCTTTTACATATGCTGCATCAATAGATGTATCTGTTGAGTTTTGTGTTACACCTGTAATTCTGTAATATGCAATTACTGGTGATGCTGTGCTTGATAAAGTAGCTGTTGCTTCCATAGCAATCATTTGTCCTACTTGTAAAAATTCAGCTTTGTATTCTCCACCACTTACTTTTCTTCCATAAATATCGTAATCAACATCAACTTCAAATGAGCTTAGATTAAACTCTGAAGCTACCCATGAAGCGTCAGCAGTTAAAGTATCTGCTGCTTTAACAAAGAAGTTTCTTCTTTGCCATTGATGTCTTTTTTCTAAGAATTTAAATACAGGGTCATCTGTAGGTTTCTTAGCTACTTTTGATAAATATGCGAAGAAAGGTGAAGCAGCTGGGTTTAATTCAGCGACTCTCTCGCCGAAGTTAAATATTCGTCTACTATCATTGATAGAAACTTGTCCTGCTAATGCAGCACTTCCACCAATGCTAGGTGAGAATATTCCGTTTGCGTCTTGTGCCATTTTGCCTTCTCCTTAATTAAAATGGATTACGCTTATTGAAATTTCCAATCATCGCATCCATCATTTTATCTTCTACGTTTTTAGTTGGCGACTGGTCACTAGCTCCTGGCTGGACTCCGATAGGTTTCGGTATACTTAGCTTTTCATTACGTTGATTCATCACTGCAGCTTTCTGTTGAGCTTCTGGGGTTATCTGTGTAACCTGTTGTGAACCACTGTTCATTTTCAACTGGTGAAGTTGCACCAAATTATCTAACGATAATGAATCTGGTGATGACATTTGAGCAACAAAATCATTAGCTTGCTCAGGAGTATAGTTGTAATTAGACTGTAAGTCTCTTAACACCTTTTGGTCCCTTGCTACAGCTTCTTGCTGTTGTTGTTGTTGTGTCATCGTTTGCAGGACTCTTTCATTTGAACTTGCTACATAATCTGACATAGCTTCCAAATAAGATTCTTGCTTAGCTAAATACCTTGCTGATGCACTATCAGGGTCAGTTAAAGCTTCAGAACGGTCGAAGTCAGCAGGCTTTGATGGTTTAACAGGTTTCTCTAACACTGTTTCCTTCTCTACTGGTGCTGCTTCTGCAGGTTGACTCACTTTGGTCATTACTTCTGCCATCTGTGATTTCAACATATCTACTTCTGCTGCACGTTTATCTGCTTGACTTTGCCAGTATTGAAACTGGTCAGGGTCGTTCTTTGGTTCCGCAATAGTCTGAGTATCAGCAGGTTCATTTTGTACTACTTCTTGGCCGACAGGTGCAACCTGTTCTTGTGCTTGTCCAAATATTTCGTTAAAAATGTCTCCTGAATCAGTAGTTGGCTCAGTCGTAATGCCTTCTACTAATTGCTCATCTATTTTGTCCATTGTATTTTCTTCCATTTTATCTCCTTGTTAACTCTCTAAGTCTTCAACCATCGGTTCAAAAACATCAAGTTCTTCAACGTCTGCTTCAGAAACATTAGAGTTCATCAACTGTTGTTTTGCATCGTTCAACCTTGCTTTATAAAGCGTAGTTGCCATATCAGCACGATTAGATACTTTATCTAAATCTCCACTGAATTTTTCTACTTCAAGTCGTTTCTTAGCGTGAACTTCTTCACGTTGAGCAGTTTGTAAATCTCCTCTGACTTTCTTCAATTCTTCTGCCATAGCTTGCATTTGTTGTTGCATTTGTTTCATTTGTCCACTTCTTTCCATTACTCCATCTACATCTACTAGCTCTGATTTTTTCAATACTTCTGTTTGGTCTATAAGTCCCATTTGATACATTTGCATATATGTATTTAATAATGCCATTCTATTTGTAGGTAATGTAGAACCAGATTGAACTACTATATCATATTTTCCAGCACCTATATCATGAAAACGTTTAACTTCTCCGTTGTCCATTTCTTTATAAAAATTAAAACGTTGTTCTTTTTCATCTCCATTAGGTTGTATAAGTCTAATAACTTTTTCTTCTGTATATAATTGCTGTATTAAAGGAATAGCAATTTTAGCTACTTGATTTAACATACCTTCTATATCATCTCTTCTGGATTTAATTCTACGCTGACCAAATTCATCTACAACCATAGTTCCTCTATAAGTAGACGGTGCACTTTTAGCACTACCTTGCATAAGTTCAAAAATACCAAAGCCATACTCTAGGTCGTACTTAGCATCTGCTTCATTTTTATACAACTCATTTGGTAGTGGGACTGGGCCAGCTACAATCGGTGCACCTAACTCTGCATCAAACTCAATAACACTAGTACCTGCCTTACTCCATTCTTGTTCTATTTGATTTAAATCAGCAGAACCTCTTGGTATTAGTAATTTAACATTTGTACTTGTGCTAGCGTGTGCAATAATTAAAGAACGAATTTTATTAATATATTCTTGTAATGGTCTATATAGTCTTACATCAGATTCTGGAAATGGATTTCTATGATGCACATTCATCAAAGGAACTATTGGATAATCTTCAATAGGCATTAAACGTTCATATAGTAATTTATCTCCAACAGTTACAACCTGCCTTACTCTACATTCTTCTATTTCATTACAATTAATTTCACCCATTCCTTTTAATTCTTCTGTAGTAAGTGGTATTAAAATAGTAGTACTTCCAGGTATTGAGTTTTCATCCTCTTCTCCAGGAACTCTTACTGGTTCTTGAGGAACGGGTTGTCCTTGTTCATTAAATTTTAAATCAGGAAGTTCATAATGAAAAATGTTTCCTGTAGTTTCAATAATCTGATACATCTCTTCAACAGACTCTTCTTCAAATAATATAATTTCTTCGCCTTTTACAGTTTTGACTTTCATGTAATATTTGTTAGAATACTCTGCAAACTCTTCATAATCAAATAAAAATTCTCTTTGTGAAAAAGGTTCATATACATTATAAAAAGAATGTCTTTCTCTAGTATATCTTTCTATAAATTGTCTTCTGTTATGAACTGTTTCTGTTCCGTCGGTAGAAAACAGCTGACCTTCTGTAGCTGCTAAGTTTGTAACTGGGTAATCATCTGATTCGTCTGGATGCATTGCTGAACTTTCAATAATATCTGTAAATTCAGGATATATTTGCATAGATTGTTCATCGGTCATATAAGTTGTAACTAAAATATGAGCAGCATCTCTAGCGTAAGTATCTTTTGAGTTAGGGTCAATATATACATCTAAAGGATTTATAGACTTAATATACACCTCTCCTTTACCCATGTCAGCATCTGGGTCTTGATACACTTGAAAAACACCCATACCACCTACGTAGTAATCATCAATAGCTTTTTTCAATTCTTCATCCCCTGTGGATATTTGCCATATATACTGAAATAAATCAGAAAATACTTTAGCAGTATCTCTATCAGAGTCTTCTCTACCAGTACTACGGAATTGAGGAGAGTTGTATGTTAAAAGAGATTTAGCAGTTTCTACAATAGGATGTATTCTATTTACTACGATTGGTGCTTGACCACGTGCTTCCAATACATCACGTTCTTCATTAGTCCATTGTGCACCAGCTCTAAATTCTACTGATTCTTGAAATTTTTGTGCCCATAGTTCTCTAGCACTTTTATAGTCATGGAATATTTCTCTAGTAAGTTGTACAGATTCAGGTATTTCTACTTGATTAACATCACCAGTTTCATAATCAAACACAAACTCAAGGTCATCTTTTCCCTGTGTTCTTGTGCTTTGTGTTCTTTTTAGAATCTTTTTTGGCATGTATCGCTATATATCCTTTTGGTATCTCTACCTTATCTAGTTCGTCTATCTTACGAATAAATTCTTGAAATTGTAAAAAGTACTTGCTTTTATCCATAAATATACTATAGGCAAATTACGGCTTTTTTGACGTCTTTGTCAAGAACTATTTACAATAACTTCCAAGATTTCTTAGCTTTTCTACTATACCAAGGGGTTTTTTCTTCCTTTTCTATAGAATCATGAGCAGGTTTATAGCAATTTTTGTTTGCATAAAAGAATCCATCCAGCAAATCATCGTGCTTTCCACGAGGATATAGGGTTAATTCATCTATAAAAGCACCCATATTAGATTGTATATGTACTTTTTTATTAGCAAACAAAGGTTGTAGACTCTCTAATCGATACGACTTAGAGGTTCTAGGGTTCTCTTTTATCTCCAATCCTGGAATAAACATTCCTAATTCTTCTGCTTTTTCTTTGATGTATTGTCGTAACATCTCCTGATACCCAACCGATTCAATCCTTGTTTTAGCACTTCTGAAGTTTTGAAAGTTATTAATGATGGAATCAGCCAAATCCAAAGGAGTAGCACGCTTCCTAAAATAAGGTAGGACAAAACGATTATTATCCCCATCCACTGCAATATTGAATATAACACTAAAGTCTGCTCCTTTCTTTGTACTAGATGCGGGGTCGATACCAGTGAACACGTTCACAGGTCTCCTCTCGTTTACTTCCTCCCCATTCAGGGTCGTCAGAACGAGGGTCGACAACCCCTGCTCGTCTTTTTCAATGAAGCCATCGTAATACTGTAAATCATCTTTTCTAAATAAATTATCTTCATCTCCAACAATCTGACAAAGATATTCTCTGTAAAACACAGAAAGTCTGTTAATACTTTCTAATTCTGCTTTTTTATCCTTTAGCTTTTCCACAGGCCATACTTCTGGCCACAAGCTAAGGTTTTCTTCTAAGTTCGGTCTAAACTCTAATGTATTCCACCCTTTCATTTCTTTTAGGGTTTCTACCAGACATCGTTCATGCTGGGGAGTACCAATAACAACTATCCTACCCGTCAACGGGTCAACGGATGGAACACCAGACTGTAATAGCCAACGAAGATTATACTCCATTGCTTCAGACGTCTTGGTATTATTTTCATCTTCAGGGTCATCAAGGATTAAAAGAGTAGGTCGTTGATTTCCGTGCTTGATACCACGTATCTGTTGTCCTGTCCCTTTACAAATTATTAAGCTACCATCTTTTAACTCTACCTCAGTATTGGTCCACTTTCTTGCAGACTGCATTCCCCAGTACCCGAAGAAGTATCGGAACTCTTGTGAATAGTCTAATACATCTTTAATGGTACCTAAGAGTTTGGTTGCATGGGATTGAGTACGGGATACAAGTACAATAACTTTAACCCCTGGAGTGAACATCATATGAAACAAAGGAAATATCCCTGCTGCTACCGAACTCTTAGCGTGACCACGAGGAGCAATAATATTTATTTGCTTCTCATCTGTATTTAGCAGTTGTTTTGTTAGGTCGTAATGAAAGGGAGGTGATTCACTGCTAAACATATTAGGCATAACCATACGCCCAAATAGCAACATATCTTGTTGCATCTTTAATAAAATATCTTTTTTATCCATTCTGTATAACTATTTCTACTTCAAAGTCTTCTGCTACTGCTTGCAATACTGCTAACAATTCACTCAGATTCGTCTGATTGCCCGATATTATTACTATCTTCTTCATCTACCTGTCTCGTTTGGGTTGCTTTTAACTTCTTTGTTTGCGTTTCAAAGTTAGCTTCTATCTGATGTGACATATCCATTTCCAATGATTCTGTAACCTGTTTTGTTTTAGGTTTCATATCTAAAAACTCCGACAGCTCTTTAGCTGCACGTATCATATTACCAGAGTCTTCCTTTACTTTAGCTACTTCAATAGCGTCTTTAATCACATCTAATACAAAGCCTTCGTCAATATTCTTGTCTGTTAAGACATCTTTCAACTTATCTTGTATCATCTTCTTCACCTGTTTCGTTTTAAATAATCTTTTTGCAGCAATAGCGGGGTTTTGTTGGTCAGGCCTATATAACTTGCCTATTGTGTCCCAATTCGGCAGTTTACCCGCCATTTTGAACGCTATATACGCATCCATAGCTAAATCTGCACCACGTTTTTGTACTTCTAGGTCATTATAGCTCTTTGTAGACACCGTACTGAAGTTATTAGACTTCCAATGCGGTTCAAACTCTAGTTTACCCCACGCAGTTAGCCATTGTCTACCATACGGGTAAGTATATTCTACTTTATCCTTGTATTCTTTGCGATATATACACTCTGCTATGTACCCATCGTCTGAAATACCAAACTCTCCTTCTTTAGCTTCTCCCCAATGTTTCCATGTTAAGCCATTTTCTTTTGCTTCTGCTTTGGTATACACCCTAAACGTCTGGGGTTGGAAGTTATTTCTCTTCAGCTTCTTTGTTATCTGTATCATTAGCCTTGTATTTTTTTTCTAAAAATTTTTTGAAGGGTTCGGTTTCCTCTTTAAACTCTATAAACTCTTGCAATAGCTTATCTATGTTGAAAACTAGCATTTGTTGGTCTTGAATTTGTTTATCCATTCCCGTTAAAATACTTAGCATTTGCTTATATGTTAGCTTATTCTTTGCTTTTTTCATGTTTCTCCTAATGTAGGGTATAAATAAGATATAACTAATCGATATAACTCTATCGTAGTTTCTACAGAAACGTAATAAATAAACGTTTATCTATTACGCTTATAGGCTAATCTTTATTTTTTATTTCGTATAACCCTAGTTTCATTGCTTCTTCTTTAGCTGCAATTTCTAATTCAGCTTCCATTATTTCGTAGATACGTAACATTTCTTCGTTTGCAGCATCAAATGGAACCTTTTCCCATTTTCCTGTTTTTTTATCAAATTTCTCTAAAGATGTCTTTTTACGTTTCATACACTATAACTTACACAACAAATGGTATTAAAGTCCAGATAAAAAAAATCCAAAAAAAAATTGGGTTAGAATGCGTGTGGGTGATATATATTGAATCTACCCACCCCTGATTTTGGTTTAAAAATTACAATTACGTTGAAATACACGATTTAGTTGAGAGGTTAGGTTGTCCAAAATCTGGGCCGTGGGTATCTTCTTGCACCCCTTATATAGGGATTAGGAAAGACCTTTTCCCATTAATGTTAATTAACTCTATAAAGGAGAGTGCAAAATGGAAAAACAGTTTAATGTATACTTCAAAGCTTTTTGGGGAAAAGGGAAGAAACCTTCTCTTCTTAGCTTTGACCAAGTTGGTGTCGGTAATAACGTAGAAGTTCAAGCAACGCTTGCTGATAAAGCAATGGTTGAAGAGAAGCTTACTTCTTTGTTTGCTGAACGACCTTCGTTAAAGTTCGGTGACCTTAAATATGATAGTGAGTATTCTAAGTTTAGTACTGTCGTATTAGCAGGTGGCCGTTCAGGTATGAAGATATAGCACACCTTGGATAGGGGGATTCGTCCCCCTATTCAAATTAATACCCTACAACAAAAAAAATGTAATTGGTGGAATGAATGGCGAATAGTCCCAATACTTCACTCAGAGGAAGCGTTCTGAGCATATTCCATCAATTAACATATGATAAGACGATATGAAAAATCATCCACGATGAAAGAGCGTGGCTGGAGCGTAACAGTAGCAATGG